TGGAATTAATTTTGACACTGTAGCTAGAGCCAAAAATAAAATATTGGAAAATGTTGTCAATATATCGCCAAGTATTGTAGCAGGAAATGTCTTTAGCAGCGCAAATAAAATGACAGATGGACAAGATTTTACTGTTGATGAAATGGTAGAAGCTGCTCTAAATGATAAACCACATCCATTTCTAGAAACAGAAGGGTACACAGGACTTACATCTATACAAAGATTTGATGCATTGTCATATTTTGAAGATAAAAATACTAATGGTGCTAGTGCTATTAGAGGCACAACGATGGCTAGAACTAATTCACCTACACCAAAAATATCTCCAGCATTAGAAAGATCAACATTTATAAATGGTGTTATAAGAGCTGGAATACCAGGTGAAGAACAAGACGGTGTGGTAATATCTGGTGAACAGGATCCAACACTTGGAATTAATGGTATTGATGATGATGACACAAGAATACCATTATCATTTACAGACTTGCGCTATGATATTAATCGTAATGGTTATAGAACAATATATTTTAGGCCATTGAATTTAAATTTTACAAATGCTGTTACACCTGAGTATAATGACTCATCAGCATTTGGAAGAGTAGACTCTATTATCGGTTATACAAAAACTACTAGAACATATAATGTCCAATTTGAAGTAATGGCATTTGCTCCAGAAGATATTCAGTTAATCTATAATAAGATGACATGGCTAACATCACTATGCTATCCATCATATGGAGCAGATTCACTTATAAAGTCTGGTCCAGTTGTTAGAATGCGTATTGGTGATGCTGTTTCTACTGAAAGTGGCGGCGTTCCAGGTGTATTAAAAAGTTTAAACTTTGATTTTGCTGATGCAATGTGGGAACTTAGCAGGGGAAAGAAAGTTCCAAAATCTTATAAAGTATCATTAGAATTCTTAGTTCTTCATGATGGCCCAGTAGGACTATTAAATGGTGCATTTGGAGTATGGAAGTTACCATCAAATGGAGCCAAAGTAAACTATGCAAACACTGATGGAACTGGAAATGGTGTACCAGATAAAGATGGGACAGCATTAAATGCTGGACAGTTTATGAAATTTGGTGAAAGTAGGAAGCAATAAACATGGGCCGTAGCAGATATACAATGAGCCAAGTAGTTGATAATAAACATTATGGAACATGGAATGAACCAACAGAAAATAACATTCTTGGTCCAGATATTCTTGATGGAATACAGACTGTCGACCACGTAATAACATCTGGTGATAGACTTGATTTAATATCAAAAAAATATTGTGGCGATGAAGAATATTGGTGGATTATAGCTTTAGTTAATAGAATAGCTGATCCATTTTCATTAACTGCTGGACAGACGCTTAAAGTTCCAACTGATATAAAGCCAATATTGAATAAGATTGATAGATAATGGCAAAATTCATTACAGGTCAACAGCTGAATCCATTTACAGCAGGCTCACAAGAATCAATTAACTTGTTAGAGTCTATGACTGCAATGCAGTTAGCTAGCTGCGTGCCAATAATAAAGCTTACTAAGATTGATAAGAATGGACATCCATCACTTATTGATGAAAGTGGAAGGCCACAAAGGCCATTGATGTTTGATCTGATACAGTCTCCGCAGTTTGGGTCGACGCAGGGTGATACATTCGGTATAGATCAGGAATCATATAAAGAAAGAGGAATGATTTCGCTCAGATCACTTAATGTATCAAGCGAATTGTCATATGGAATGATGATGTTTCGTAAAGTTACAATAAACTTTACTGTTCACAGACCAGATCTTGTATTTGATCCATCAAGTCAAATTCCATGGCATGATATACTTGTTGCTGGAATGTCATTTTCATTAGAATATGGATGGAATGCAGATCCTGTACTTGTTGATAATCCGTTGTTCAATGGTTTTGGTCATCGTGAAGAATCTGGTGTTGTAGTAAAGTCAACATCAACGATGCTTATTGCAGTTACTCACTATGAACTTGCAGCTAAACAAAATGGAGAAGTTGATGTAACGGTTCATGCATACGAGAATAGTGATATTGCCTTGCGAAGATCTAAAGTGTCAGATGCATTTGATGATTCCAAGCCGTTGTCAATATTTCAGCAGTTGTCACTGAATGGTCAAGGAGAAGATATACAGACTGTTGCAAAATTAAAGAACATGCTTAATGGGTTAAAGAAAGTTACTAGTTTTGGAAAAGAACCCAAATATAGAATGGAAGATGTATTAAATACTTTAATAGCACCATTAATTGAATCTGCTGTTAAATTATTTGGTTATTCTGGTGTAGATCTTTTATTGGCTAATTTTAGTAAAAGATCATGCAGCCAATCAGAAAACTACGGTAATCAGAGTATGGCTGGCAAATCTATTGGTGAATTTTTAATTCCAGTCAAAGAAATTAATAAAGCATTGACAATAGAACATTTAGCTAAGGGAAGAATAATGTTCTTGCATTCATTTATTAATATTATTATTTCTACAATGCTGTCTAAAGAAGCTTGGGGAACTGCGAAAGATAATCATGTTACTCCAAATGTAATGATGAAGAGTAATACTGTCTTAGAAAAAGATGGTCGCAATAGACTTATTCTTACAATTTTAGATAACTCTGCAATGAATGATTCATTCTCAGATAAAAGTAGCAGAATACCATTGGATGAACAAACTAAAGAAACAATTTTAAAAACTGTTATAGAAAATAATGTTCCAATAATAGAATTTTCAAGAGCAGGTACACTTATTCTTGAAGCAGCTTTTCATTTACAACCAGATGCGCAATTGCAGTCTGTGCAAATAGATCAAACATATGCAGCTGAAAAAGATCGCGTTGAGCTAGCTCATAAAACAGATAAAGAATCTCGTGAAAATGTTTCAGATGGCAAAGAAATACTTCCCATATCAATCATGGAAGCAGACATTACAATGGTTGGAAACTTTGCTTTAGAATCATTTGCTAGAATATGGATAGAATTTTTTAGCTCAAGATCAATAAGTGGTGTATATTATGTATTTGAAAAAACAGATGTCATAGAACCAGGGAAATTTACATCACAATTTAAGATTAGGTCTGATGGTTCCGATCCGTTAAATACAAGACAGAGAATGACGAATAAGCAGTTTGCTGCGCAAGCAGCTGCTACAGCTAAACTTAAAGCTGATTATAATGCTAAACAGGCAAAACTCAAAAAGAAATGATGTATAATATACAATATGTCATTACATTTAGAGCATCGTCTAGGAACTAAAATAGAAATTTTTGATTTCAAGGATGGGCATTGCACCATCAATGAATTCAACACAAATTTAACGATTGGCGATGCAATTAAACTTGTGCGCTCTGCAAATGTAAAACAGCTTAATGAGCGTGAGTGGGTACTAAGAATTAAATGAAAATTGGTGAATCGGACGGAGTTCAAATATATCATGATATCCATGACTCATTTGGACAAATTCTGCGTGAAACTTTATCTGGCAATAAAGTTGGCGTAGCATTGGGACCATTGTACAGTAAAGATCCAGCAGAAGAATTACTTCTTCCATTTAAAAGATCTATTAGAGAGAGTAAATGGAATATTTTAAATGAAGAGCAATTGGCTCCTGATAGCATTTTGGAAAAAGCTAAAGAACTTAGGTCTGTTGCTATTGAGTTAAGATCTAAAATCTCCAATGATGATTTAAATGATTGGACTAGAGCAGGATTAGTTCTAGAAATTGCAAGAGGACGCGGTATTCATATCTGCGGTACAAAAGAAATTGCTCATGTACCATGGAAATTGAATGGAACTGTAACTGGCAGATTTGGAACTGAACCGGTTAAAATTGGTGGTTCATCATTTAATCCGCATTCATTGTCTGAAGATGACAGAATTAGAATAAAAAGCTCAGACTGCCTTAGACAAGTTGCTGTTATAGATTTTAGGGCAATGGATTTATGCTCAATGGTGTCATTAATACCTGGACTTGCTGAAAAATATGCTGGATATGAATATGATTTGCATTTTAGGACTGCACAGATATTATTTCCACATGAAACAATAACACCAACAATCCGTAATATTATTAAAAATGTATTATTTGTGTATGCATATGGTGGGCTGATAGAACCAGCATTATTTGAAATATTTGGACAGAAGCTACCAGAATTATCAAATTGGTTTAAGTCAATGCCACATGGTGAAGGAGCAAGATTAATTCAATCTCAATCATCATTAGCATTCAGAGCTGCATTATCAAATGCATTAGCATGGTTTCTAGGTGATAATATCATACCAATGTTCACTGTGCATGATGAGATAGTGCTAGATGTGTCTGATGTTGGCTTTGAAAGATTAAAAGATATCTCTAAAGACTTGGAGCAAGGTGCCTCTCAGAGGATAGGAATTCCATATAAGACACGTACATCTGTTGGGTATACATACCAGGAAGCGAAAAAATCATGAAATGTACAGTATGCAAGACAGAAATGAAGCCATTAGCAACATCTGTGTATTGCCCAAATGACTGCGACAGACCAGCAAAAGTTCCACAATCAAAGGATGAGTGGTTTGATTTAATAGGTATTGATGAATGCGATGATGCTAGCAGCGGATTTGGATTAATTCCTGGTTTAGCATCATCTATTGGTGATGTCACTGTAGATTTATGTCCACAGTGCCCAAATGCAAGATGCAAATCTGTTAATACGGAAGCTTATAATATTCCAGGGTATAAAACAAATTGGCATTGTATAGATTGTGGAAAGTGTTGGGTAAATGTAATAATATGAAATATGATATACATGATTATATGCAACTTGTTTGTTTATACATTGCAATTTTAATGGTAGCTTGTGCTTTTTATTATGTGGCAACTTAAATGAAATTAACTAAAGAAGAATACTGGAAAAAGGGTAGCGATAAATTAGGCGATTTTGTAAATGAGGTTGAAGCAATAGTATCAACATTTCCTGAGCCGAGACAATCTCAAATTAAGTCAATGATGAGCAGCCCTATTGGTGAACAGTTTATGACTTCACCAGCTTCTACCAGGAGAGCATTTCATAATGCATTTCCATGTGGATTAGTTGCACATTCTTTAAATGTTGTAAATTTTGCTGTCAAATTATCAGATACTTTAGCTCCAGGAAGATGGCCTGTTTGGAAGATTAAATTTTGTGCATTGTTTCATGATCTTGGTAAAGCAGGTTCACCTGGAAAGCCATATTACACTTCTACTTCTGAAAAATGGAAGCTTGATAAAGAAGAAGGATTTCAAGTATCTCAAGAAGAATACATGCCAAATGCTGAAAAGTCATTATACATTCTACAGTTGTACGGTGTAACTTTAGATTATGAAGAGACATTAGCGATAAGGCTTAATGATGGAATGGGCCCAGTAGCTAATAAAGATTATTCATTTAAAGAACCATTGCTTTCATTAATAATTCATTGGGCAGATCACTTCGCTAGTCGCTTAGAGAAGTCTGAAGAGTTGTGATCAGGTATAAACTAAAACGTCTTTGGCTAGATCTTAGAATGGGATCATGCTCTGGATTTCCAATATGTTGCAATGCATTTTTTTCATTTGTTTGGGCAACAATATATTTAGAAAAATATTCCACTCCAGGTTGGCGCCGTAAGTATTCACAGATTATTAGAAAACGATTAGACGAAATTGATTATATTCCATGCCCATTATGTCTTTTAAGCAAATCATTTGTAAGTGTTAAGCGGTGCACTGATAAATGTGGACATTATAGTGAGTGTGCTTCTATTAGTAAGTTGCGGAAAAGTTTATTAGAAAAGAAATAGTACGTATTTGCCGGTGATTCTGGTCGTTTGCTAATTAAAGAAACAGAAGGGATCGGCATACAACCTATGAATATAACACGGCGAGAGTTAACTGAGATAGTTGCCAAAGAGGTGTTTAGACGCCTTAAGGAACTTCGTGAAGCTGATGACAACGCAGAAGGAGGTGATAAGAAGCGTAAAAAAGTTGGGACTGCATCTGCAGATACTCAAGAACCTGAAGATAATGGCACAGCTGGTGGACCAGAAGCTAGCACAGGATCACCAGATGCTTCTTCACCAGATATGCAACATGATGCTGATGCTGGCAGTTCATCTGTTGATGGTGGCCAACCGGATCCAGATGCTGATCAAGATGCCGAAGATGCTCTTGATAAAGATGGAGATGCAGGGGAAGAAGGAACAGGCGCCGTTAATGATGAAATTTCAGGCAAAACTGTTCAGGCCATTACAATAAATCCAAAGTCAAAGGTAATGCCTGGATTTAAAGAAGTCGTTCTTACATTTAATGAAACAACTGATGCATTAACGATTCTAGTTGATGAATCTGGCGGAGTTATCAAATTCTTGTGGAGAAATCAACTCCATGATTTACCATAGGATTATTGTATGACCTCACTTGATGTAGAAACACGCGAGCTTCTTATTAGACTCGACGAGCGAACTGAACGCATGGAAAAAGATTTTGATGACCGCGGCAACCGTATGGAGAAAGATATAGGCATGCTAAAGCATGTCTTAATTGAAGGTAATGGCGTTCCTGCAGTAACAGTACAGTTGGCAACTCTTGCTGAACAGGTTTCTACATTAAAATCAAATGAACGTGATTATCGCATTCCACGCTACATTTGGCTTGGTATTGTTGTTTCTGCGCTAATTGGTCTTGCTGGAATCATTGTTAGTTTAAAAAATTGGTGATTAAAGTTGCCATTTAAATCTCAACAGCAGCGAAAGTGGATGTATGCTAACCACCCCGACATGGCGAAGCGTTGGGAAGCCCATACTTCTAAGAACAAAAAGCTTCCAAAAAAAGTTAATGAAGATGAGCGATATTCACATCCATGGGAAGACTCTCTCTCTATTTTAAAGCGCTATGGAATTTCACTTGATATTAGTGAAAGTGGTGAAGATATAGATGTTGGAGTAATCTATAATGGAACTGATGCTGGTGAAATGAATCTGTCATGGGATGAAGAACGTCAAGTATACCAAATAACATATGCAGAATTATTTGGACTTCCAAAAGGAGCTGGCATAGGATCGTCTGTATACAGAGCTGTTAGAGATTATATTGGCAAAAAACACCAATCAACAGTTGCATCAGATTTTAGAAGAACTGCTGATGCTGAAAGAGTTTGGAAAGGTCTTGTAAGCGCTGGTCTAGCTAAACGTAAAGTAATGGATATAAATGGAGTTCCCGCAGCTAGCAATACTGGAAGTGAACTTGATTATTATGTAATGGAAGCGTATACTTCTAAATTAAAAGAAGCTCGTGAATATTCAACAGCAATGGTTGTTGTTCCTGGAATAGCACCCGGCAAGAACATTTGTAAGTTCATTCGCGATATTTGTGCTGATAGATCTAAATTAATAGTTGTAGCACAGCCTGGTGATCTGGATCCTGGTAGCTTTGAGACTCTTTTGCGAGCCTCAATGCCAGATGTAGAAAAGAAACTTAGAATCATGGATTCTGGAGATTCATTGGCAGATGCGATTTCTTCAGCAGAACGTAATAGACATTATAGACCAAGCCAAGCATTAGACGTATTTTGTAATCAGGAAGTAGCATCTGCATTTGATCAGGAGATTAGGCATGGTAGTCTGAAATTTGATCCTACTATCATATCAGTCCATCCACAAAATGTTCCCTCAGATGATCCAAATGACATCAAGAGTGCTATAAAGTCTAATGACATTGATGCTATGAACCGTGTACTTGATCCTCATGTATTTTCAAATCAAGATTCAATAGCAAACTATAGCAATGAATTAAATGAAAAGTTTACAGGATTTGAAGGGCAGACATTTTCTAATAGCTTATTTGGCCCGCAGTATTCAGTTCCAGCAATCGCAAAGTGGATGCAACAGCATTCACCATTAAGATCTGTTAGAGTTGATCAAATAATCGATGGCCCACATAATGAATCAGATTGGGAAGATCGTGTTGAAATGGCTGATACAATCTATCCAATATTGCTGGCTCATGATGAGAATGGATTACATGTTATTGATGGATATCATAGACTTGAAAAGCTTCGTCGTCAAGGTAAAAAGCTAATAAAAGCTAGAGTCATTGACATGAGTGAGCTAGAAAATACTGGCTCTAAGATTAATGAGGATATACAGCGTGAATTTCTTAGTTCAATAGCACCAAGCAGGGAACTTGCAATTAGAACTCTGCATAATATTCTTGGTGGAGAGTTGGTACAATTTGGTGTTGATCTAGATGACCTTGAGTATATTGGTTCTGGTCGCAATGGATCTGCATACAGAACTAAAGATGGCATGATCTTAAAGATTACAACAGATCCAGCTGAGGTTAAGAGCGCCAAGAAGCTTGTTGGATTAGAACCAGAACATCTAGGCAATATCTATGAAGTTAGTGATTTAGATGAGAATATTTGGTTAATAGTTCAAGAAGATCTTGACAAACTTCCAGAAGAATTTCATGAAGAATTTAACATGGCAATGGAAATTATCGATGCAGTTGGAGCTAAAGAATCACTTAGAAATGGTGATGCTAGAGCTGTAGTTGCGATGTTAGCGTCATGCGAAGTTCAAAGCCTTGCTGAAATGGCTGTTGAAGTAATGCGACAGTTTAAAGTTGGTGGAATGTGCCGCGAATTAACAGACCTCGGTTTGTGCGGTGACTTTCATGCTGGTAATATAATGTTAAGAGATGGTGAGCCTGTACTTACAGACCTTGGAACTCCAGGTGTTGATAAAGGTTTTGCCAATACTAGACGTAGAGTTAATGAGTTTGGAACAGGAGCACCAGGATCTGGAGCAAATGGACCACCGCAAATGCGAGGGTCAAACTCTTCATCATGGTCATCTGGAAGAGCAGCATTGAAAGCACCACAACAAAATGTCCCAGAAGACGAAAACGCAACAGAAAGAGACTTCGCTCTCGACCAAGATATCAGACCGAACCAAAACAAAGAAATCCGTGGCGGTGGCCTCGATTGGGGTCGCAAACTCGGTTCCAGTCAATAACATTGGCTCTCCATGTTATGGGTGGAAAACTATTAGAGTCGACACATCAAATAGTGTTGAGCATCAATTGCGAAACACACTTGTTTTCGATGGCGTAGACATTAAAAATGCAGGTGCCAGAGGCCAAGATTATGATCTGGAAATATTCAGTAAACTTAAATGCGATCCATATTTGAGCATACATGGATTAACTGCTGGAAAATATGAGATTAAATCTTTATGGCGAAAGAATGACAATTGCAAGTTTGATAGAAGATTTAAAGCTGGCCGTAGAGGAGAACGAATCTATGGTAAACGTGATGCTCAAATAAAATCATTTGCATTAGCACTAGAGAATGAAATAGACGATATCATTGATAACTCTGTTCTAGAAGAACATTCAATTAGGGATGGAGAGTGGGTTACAAACTTTGTAAATGAGACACATGACTTTATTAATCAGGCATTAGAACGTAAGCATTCAAAGAAATTTGAAGAACGTATAATGCGATTAGCTAAAGCATCATTAGCAATTCCAAAGCTTAGATTACAAGCAGCTGCAATCTTAACAGAGCCTGTAAATAGCTCAAATATTATTGCTGGTTTTGATAATATTGAGGGTATTTTTGTGGTAGCAGACAGGCACTACACACTAATTAATAAAGCTGAAATGCCAAAGTTTCTAATCTTTGATAGCGCAAGCTCTGAAGGTCCGAAAATTAGGTATCAAGGCTGCATCCTCGGTGAGCCTTAGTAGTAAAATAGAAATACAAACACGTTAACAATTAGTAAAAAGAGAAAAAGGAAAATTATGGCATTAGATATAAACGCATTAAAAGCTAAGTTAAAGGGAATGGAAGAAGGAAAACCAAAGAGCAAGAGATGGAAGCCAACTGATGAGCATACAGTAAGAGCACTTCCACTTCCTGGTGAAGAAGATCTTGCTATGGTTGTTAAGTGGCACTATGGTGTTGATGCCGGCCGCCAAATGTATTGCCCAAATACTCATGGTGATAGTTGCCCATTTTGTGATCTTGCTAAACAGTTAAAATCATGGAAAGATGAAAATGGCAAAGATAAGCCAGAAGCAGTCCGTAAAATGGACTGGGAGTGGTTTAAGAAGGTAGATGCAGCAGTGAAGCATTACATTCCAATTGTTGTCAGGAAGAAAGATTCAGCTGACGTTGAAGGTCCATTCCTTTGGGAACTTACTCCCAAGACGTATACAGCTTTATTCAAGGTTTGTGCAAATGATGATTACAATGATGGTCATCCAGATGGTGGTGGACTACGAGTTCTTACTTCACTAACACATGCGCTTGATGTAGTTGTAACTCTTAAGAAGAAGGGTGAGAAGGGTAATTTAACTTCTTATGATTTAACTGAAGTTAATGAGCGTCGCAAGTTTTCTGAAGTGTTTAAAAATGACACACAGGCTGCCAAGGCTTTGCTTGCAAAAATTCCATCTGTGAATGATATTGGCAAGCCAATCACAACAGAGGAAGCTGAGAAAGTTTTTTCTACTTGGAAGGCAAGTATGAGCAATGCTCCAGCTGATTCATCAGCTCCAGGCGTTGAACATGGGAATGCTAATAGTGCTGAGAAGGCTGCTATTGGTGGATCAGATGTTGATAGTACTGTTGCTAAACTTGAAGCACTACTAAATAAACGTCAATAAATTTTAAGAGTTAATGTTTATTGGGGAGGGAGCAGCAAACTCTCTCCCCGCTGTTATAATTTTGCCTGGAGTTAACAATGGAAGATAAAGATATTACGTGGTTTAGAGTTATAGATCCTCTATCACCACTTTTTGGTTGTGATGTAAAGTTAGGATTTAGTAGAATGCTAAATTTTACATCAATTATTGCTATGAGAAGAATAGATGTTTTTGTTGGAGATAGACCGTTTCAATTAATTGCACCTGAAAATGAAACACTTGGTCTTTTTATTGATGTAAATCAATTAGAAGCAAGTCCATTTCAGAATGAGACAATGGAAATGTCTACAAGTATTCCATATGGAGCATGCATTCAAGAATATGAAACTGCTAGGACTGAAAGTGATGAATCAGAAACAGTTTTGCACATTGTATATTATGATAATGCGACACAGGTTGCATTAAAAGATGGCAGTGGAGTTCTTTCTAAAAATACATTCTTTGGACTTCCATTCTCTATAAGTCCAGTCTTAAAAATTAGATATGAATTTGAGCATAATGCATCCGTTGAAAGTCTTGTTAATTTAATTGATAATATTGAGGTAGTTTCATAATGGCAAAAAAAATTAGTGAAGTAGATGCTGGTAAACCAGTAGATACAAAAGGAATGATACGCTCTATTAGAACATCTTTGAACAAGGATGATAGTGATAAAATAACATGGGATTTAACAAAGGATGATAGTCCAACGCATGTTAAAGACTTCATTAGCACAGGAAGCACTCTCTTAGATTATATTATTAGTAATCGACGTAATGGCGGTGTTCCATGTGGCAAGATAACTGAACTTCAAGGTGAGGAATCAAGTGGTAAGTCATTGCTTTGTGCACATATTATTGCAAGTACGCAGAAAAAGGGCGGAATCGCTGTATACCTCGATACTGAGAATGCATCCAATCCAGATTTTATGCGTCGCATTGGGGTTGACTTAGAGAAACTTGTATATGTCCAACCTGGAACTATTGAAAAGTCCTTTGAGATTATTGAAAATATAATCATGACATTAAGAGCCAAAGCCCCAGATCAACCTGTCACAATTCTATGGGATTCTGTTGGCAATACACCTCCTCAAGCTGAAATTGAGGGTGATTATGACCCGAATAGCAGAATGGGATTAGGCGCAAAGGCAATGGCAAAGGGTCTTCGTAAAATTACTGATCTAATTGGTCGTGAACACATCACACTTGTATTAACAAATCCTCTAAAGTTTGCCATGGGTGGCAATGGATACGGTGATCCATTCATCACTCCATACGGTAAAGCTGTTCCATATCACTCTTCAGTTCGTCTGAGAGTTACATCAAGCACAAAGCTTAAGGACAAGGATAATACTGTATACGGAATTGTTACGAATGGTCGTATCATCAAGAGTAGGCTTGGAACAAGTCATAGAACAGCGAAGTTTGAGATTCATTTCGACCATGGTATTGACGATGAAGGTAGCTGGTTTAATGTTCTTAATGAAGAAGGATTAATTGCCAAAGCTGATGGATGGTGTTATATTGCAGAGCTTCCATCTGGAAAGATTTCAGATAAAGGTGTTCATGCTGGCACAGATAGAGGTATGCAATTCCGTGAAGCACAATTTGCAACGTTAGCAAGAGAAGATGAGAGGCTTCGTAAGTGGGCTCTCGATTCTCTTGAAAAACTATTAGTTGTAAGGTATGAGGAAAAGCGTCCTGAGCGCGAAGGAATAGAGATTCCAAATGAGGGTGACCCGGATGCAGATGGAGTTGTGGCATGAAACTAGATAAAGATTTAATTCTTCAACGAGCTAATGCTCTATATGCTGAAGCAAAACAAGGACCTTGGAATGATTATACAGCACCAGAGCTTTTACCGCAGATTAGAAGTGATCAAGTAAAGGCAGTTCTTACTGCATTAATTGAGGCTATAAATGCATCAGAGGTTTGAAGCAGGACAGTTTATTAACTTTTTGTATAATCCACCAGAGCCGCCACCAAAAAGAGCTTATAGAAAAGCAACTACAAAAATGGTTGTTGGACCTACCGGTATTAAAACAATGGTTCAGCTGCCAGCTGTAAAAGCACCAGTTGTAGAGCAGCCAAAAGATAAAAATAAAGAAATTCTTGTTTTGCACCCAAATTGGCATAACAAGATTCACGGTGTAGATCTTAAAAGAGTTACACCAGCAGAAGTGCAAACTCTTAAAGCAGTAATGGATCCAAAAGTTAAAGCACAAATAGATGCTGGAAAGTGGCCTGTTGACGGTGCACCAAACTATCCTCTTATTAGAGATATTCTAAAAAGAATGGACCCAATTGAACTTATTAAAAACCCAATTGCATTCTATCAACAGCTTATTAAACCATTTATTAGAAATAAAGATTGCTATCGCCAATATTGGCCACAGTATGCTTCTAGTGTGAAAGTTATTAAGGAAAGTTCTGTTCAAGGACAGGTCACTAATCCAGCACCATTATTTAAAAAGATTTAATGAAACAAAAATTAAGTTATATTGAGATGCTTTATCTTCAAATAGAGCGTCGAATACAATTTAGCTCTCATCCAGAGATTAGAGTTCAATTGTGCACACTTGAGCGTCTTTATTTGAAAGAACTATGGCAACAACTACGGGACCTTTAGTAATAATTGATGGTCACAATCTTTTTATTAGAAACTATGTGCGCTCTCCATATACTGATGCTAATGGAGAGCGCGCCGGTGGAACAACTGGGATGATTGTCTCTGTCAGAAAACTTATTAATGACTTTGGAGCATCAAATTGTCTTGTAGTGTGGGATGGTGAAGGTGGATCACAACGTCGTCGCAGCATTTATAAAGAATATAAAGCTGGTCGTAAAGTTCGATTAAATGAAGAATACGATTTTGGTGAGACTCCTGAGAAACGCATGGAGAATATGCGACATCAGCGTAACGTTTCATCTGAATATCTTGGAATGCTTGGTGTTCCACAGGTTAGAGCAGATAATGTTGAAGCAGATGACCTAATGGCATTTATTGCAGGTAAGATGAATCATGAAGGTGGCTGTATTATTGTAACCACAGATCAGGATTTATTGCAATTAATAAGAACTGCAGGATCATTTGATGCAGAATGTACAAGTGATTTGCATGTGATGAAAGGAACTGAAAATATTTGCTCAGTTTGTCATGCTACAGAACGTTCTGAGGTAAAGGTTTGGTCACCAATTAAGAAGATCCTTTATGATAGAACAAAATTTATCTCAGACTATGGAGTTCTACCTGAGAACTTTAGGTTAGTGAAGGCACTTACAGGAGACTCCAGTGATAATATAGAAGGTATCAAAGGCTTTGGAGATAAAACCGTAGCAAAAAGCTTTCCATTTTTATTAACAAAATTTTCAAAAGCTGAAGATATTTTAGAAGCTGCTTCAAAGCTTAAGGGCGTTATAGGAAAGCGCCTTATTGATGAAAAATCAAGATTCTTAGAAAATCTCCAACTGGTAGACCTATCTGAACCCATGCTTAGTGCTACAGCTGCTAGAGTTGCAAGGGAAGCACTATACAAAGATATTGGTTGCCATGAAGTAGATTTTAGAGTTAAAATTATTCGAGATGCAATATCATTTAAGGGTGACAACTTTGTAACACCATTTAGAGAATTTGTTATGCGTCGAAGAAAATTATTAAAGCAGGTTGTTATGCCTACAGATGCTGAATTACTGTCTATAGAGAATGCTGTTGAGGAGAACAAAGAGTGAGTGAACAATTAAAATCATTTGAAGAGTTAGGCCGCGGATATCAAGAAAAGGTTTTGCAGGCTTTATTTGAAGATACAACTTACGCTGAAATGATGACAGATGTATTTGAGCCAGATTATTTCACATATACACATTTGCAACGGTTATCACGATTGCTTTTTGATTACAGAAATAAATATAAATCATTTCCAAGTATAGACATTGCAGCTATTCAACTTCAGCAAGAAGATGATGGTAATGATTCAGCTATGATGTCAATGGTTCTTGACTTTGTTAAAAGAATTCAAACACAGCCTCTTAATGGTGATAAGGCTTGGGTACAAGAGAGTTCATTAGAATTTTGCAAGCGTCAAAAGCTTATTGCAGCTATTGGTAAATGTTTAGTCCAAGTAGAAGATAAGCGATATGACAGTATTGCAGGAACAATTCGTGAAGCATTAGACCGCGGCTCTCCAAAAGACCATGGCCATGAATATGCTGATGAAGTAGATAGCCGTGGAGCTAAGTCAGTACGTGAACCAATCTCAACAGGGTGGCCAGTACTTGACAAATATCTTGGTGGTGGATTTGAACGTAAGACTATCACAACCTTTATTGCTCCAACTGGTGCAGGAAAGTCAATGATGTTAGTCAACTGTGCCTGTGCATTAGTTGAGCAAGGTCTAAATGTTCTTTATGTTACACTTGAAATGGCTGATTACAAAATTGGCCTTAGAGCTGATAGTTGGTATTCAGGTGTTGCAATCGATGATGTATCAAAAAAGAGTGATGAAGTAAAGGCTGCTATCACTGCAAGGGCTAAAGGCCGCCTTATCATTAAGGAATGGCCAACTAAGCGTGCATCAGTTGAAACTATTCGCTCACATGTTCATAGACTAAAGCAGACTAAGAACTTTAAGGTTGATGCAATCATCGTAGATTATCCAGATCTTTTGAGGTCTGTTAAGAGCTACGGTGAAAAGAGGCATGAACTTGAAGGAAACTATGAAGAACTTCGTGGTCTTGCACAAGAAGAGAATTGCATCATGGTTGTTGCAGATCAAACTAACCGTGGTGGCCTTGACCTTGAGCTAGTTACAATTTCTGCAATTGCTGAAGCATATTCAAAGGCAACAGTTTGTGATTTAATTATTACTATCTCTAGAACTCCTGAAGATAGAATGAATAATGGTGGACGAATGTATATTGCCAAGAGCAGATTAGGGCCAGATGGTATTGTTCTGCCATTCATGCTTAATACAAAGGCAAATGTCAGAGTAACTGTATTCGATAACAATGAAGATCCTATTACTATGATGATGAAAACATCTGGTGAAGATGGCATGAAGAAATTCATGAAGGATAGGCTTGAAGGATTTAGTAAGAAACCAATTGAAAGAATGTCCGATGGTGTTCCAGAGTCAGCATTACCATCTGGAATGACAAATGCAGGTATCAATAAATGAGCTATGAACCAACAGGATGGGCATTAGAGATATTTCAAAGTAGACATGCTGCGCACCCAAATGAAACATGGGCAGAAGCATGCGATAGAGTTTCAACGCATATTTCTAGTGCAGAAAGTGGTGTTGCAAAGTTAACTTGGAAAGAAAAGTTTAATGTACTATTAAAAAATAATCTACTAATGCCAGGTGGTCGTATATGGTATGGTGCTGGTAGATTACGTGGCCAAATGCTTAATTGCTTTGTTATTCCAACAAGCGATTCACGTGAGGGATGGGGAGAAACACTATACGATAGTGTAGTTATATCTGGAACTGGTGGTGGAGTTGGTCTTAATTGCTCACCTATTAGACCACAAGGTTCTATAATTCGTGGAACTGGTGGAACAGCAACTGGTGCAGTATCATTGATGACTGCTATAGATGCTGTTGGTAATGTCATTAAAGCTGGCGGTGGTAGACGAACTGCACTAATGCTTTGTCTATCACTTTCACATGGTGATATATCTGAATTTTTAGATAAAAAGTTAGATCTAAATCAATTAAATAATGCAAATGTGTCTGTAGTATTTGATGAGAATCCAGAAGAATTCTTTAAACTTGTAAAAGATGGAAAAGATTTTCCATTAATGTTCCAAGATAAGCAAGTTGGTTCAATTCCAGCAGTTGATCTTTGGACAAGAATTGTAAAGAATGCACTTAAAAGTGGTGAACCAGGTATTCTCAATGGATATCTTGCAAATAAGATGTCAAACATATACTATGTTGAACCACTTACTAGCACAAATCCGTGCATTACTGGCGATACAAAAATTGCTGTCGCTGATGGCCGAAATGCAGTTAGCATTAAACAGCTTACTGAAGAAGGTAAAGATGTTCCAGTCTATTCAACAAATTTGAAAACTGGTCAAGTGCAAATTAAGATGGGAAGAAATCCTCGTGTGACAGGACAAGATTCTTCTATTATGAAACTTGTATTAGATGATGGCACTATACTTCGTGCTACGCCAAATCATAAAGTGCTTCTTAAAAATCTTTCATACAAAGAAATGAAGGATTTACAGCCTGGTGATAGTATCTTCCCATTTAATTCATTTGAATCAAATGGATATAGACAGGTTGCCGGAGTTGGTGCATTAATGAGAGGCGGAAACCATAGGAATAGACGTCAATATCGCTTAATCCATGAGTTTGCATTTGGTTCTGTAGATGCATCGCAATTTGCCATACATCATATTGACTTTGATTCTAAGAATGATTCAATAGATAACCTTAAAGTAATGCTTC